ATATCCTCCTAGTTTTCCGAACATAGTCTCTAGGCCGTCGACTATACGCGTCTATGTTCTAATTAAATGTATAGTGTTTATTTTATATAGTAGATTTTTAAAGAGTGCAAGAGATTGCGTAGTGAAGTTACGTATTTCAACGATGTAGCTTTTGTTTACGTAGCTACTGAAACGCTGGGTGCAGCATCTTCTATCTTATTAGTTAGATTAGCTATTCTAGCTTCTTCTAACTTAATCTGATTAACAACTTCTTTAATTTTGTTGTCAATCCTGACCATATCCAAAGTATATCTTTGGTGATCACGCTGCTGTACCGCCCACTCTGTCTCCAGACCCCTCTTCTGTTTGTAGAGATCTCTGATGTGCGTCTGCATTTATAACCTCCTCATAGGTTATCCATATTTTAGCTGGATTACTAAATCCATCTTTTTCCCATACAATATCATTTTTTCCTAGTTTGTCAACTAATGCATCTTCAAAGGCTTTACTATTATCTTCAGACTCCACATTGAAGTCGCCATAGTAGCCATATGCTCTGATTTGTACTCGGAAGTTTTTCATGGTTGCCGTGTCTTTCTATCATAAAAAAAGGGGGCTCGAAAGCCCCCTTTTAATTTAATTTATCA